TGCGCCTTCGTACCCATTCCACCCTGCCCGTGGCCTATCAGGTGATGGGGGTCGTCTGCCGGGTTGCCACAGCACATGCACTGCTGCGTTTTAACCCAGCGGGTGTACTTCTCGTTCTCCCAGCGGCGGCGCTTCGGGCGCAGCATAAAGGATTCCGGCGTTTCCGGATCGACATTCAGCGCCAGCACCTGCTTAGCCACTTCCTCCACTATCTCGCGCCCAAGGAGTTCCCCGGGTACCAGCTCGGTTTCGCGGGTGACGGAACGGATCACCGGCTTCGGCATACGTAGCACCTGCCTCGCAGCATCTTCCGGCAAGGCATCCGCCAGGCCATTACGCGCAAGCCACCAGCAGAACTCCGGCAACGTGAGCGTATGCGAATCGTCGAAACCCAGCTCGCGGCGGGCAGTGGTGAGGATGTAAGCCGCGCAGTTCGCCCGCGCCATGTGCGCTAGCTGCTCAGTTGTCTGCTCCCGCAGCAGGTTGTCGCAGTGCCAGCACAGGCGAAGCGCGCCGGGCGCGTGGCGCATCGTGGTGATGTTCTCTGCGTGCCAGTCCTCATGCGGCCACTGACAGCCACCGTTTTCCATCAGCCAGCTTTCAAGCCCGCCGATGCCGCCGGCGCGGCGCAGCACCGCATCGTTTTCAAAAACACCGGCGAGCGCAGGATCTTCGGCCAGCGGCTGCTCTGCTGGTGGCAGTTCGCCGCTGGGCATACCCGCCAGTTGCTCCGGCTCGGTCTCCAGCAGCATGCGCCCGCGGCGGAAATGCATAAGCAGGCTGGTGCCCGGCCTGAACATGACGAGCCCCAGCTCTGCCACGACGATCGGAGTAAGCAGTGCCCTCACTTCGCAGCCCCCTGCGCTTTATGTGCCGCCCACAGGCCGCCGACCCACTGGATCCCCTTTGCCGTAAAGCGCGCCTGGCTGAATGCATGGTTGTTTTCGGTGCTGGTGCCGGTTTTCACCTTAAAACGACCGTTTTCAATGTGCTGGTGGTGCGGCGTCAGCACCCCGCCGAGGCGATACATGATCCTGTTATCGATGAGGAACATGCGAAACTCAGGCTCTTTTGCGTTAAGCAGCTTCGCCACCTGGCGGAAAGACATTGAGCCGCCCGCAGAGCAATAGCGATCCACAAATTCCACCTTCGGCGCCGCGGCAGCCAGTTCCTGTTTGAGCTGGTGCTGCTGCTCGGCAAGATCAGCGGCCAGGCGCAGAGCCTCCGGCAGGGATGTCGGTACCTGCATCGCCTGCTGGTTCTCCAGCTCCTGCCAGCGGTCAACCAGGCGGGCGGTAAACTCTGGCGAGAGCTGAGCCACAACTACATAGCTGTCGCGCTTACACAGCTGGTAAACGGCGACGGCCTGCCCGAGGTGATTTCTAACTTCCTCCATTGGGGGAAGTTGAATAGCCGCGCGTTCGGCAAGCCGTTCAATGGACCGTTTAACGTGATCATGACGCGACTCAACCAGATCGGCGATCTCCTGGCTGCTCATCGCCAGTTCCTGTCCCGGCATCATCGCCGCCGGGGTAAAAGCGGGTACTGCTTTCATCTGTTGCATGCGTATCTCCGTTAAGCGGCTGCAACCGCTGTTGGTTCATACCTGGTGATCGTGATCTCCACCAGCATCTTTTTCACCTGGCTGTCGTCCTCCCACACGCCGGCATGCGTCAGCGCATCGAAAAGCGCCTTGTTGTAGTTATCGATGTCCCGGCGGCGCGCGTCAGGCGGAAAAAGCAGGATCTCAACCGTTGCGTGCTCGGTAGAAGGCTTCGGCAGGCGGCGCAGCTGCTCGATAATTGCCGCACAGGCTGCGCTCTGAAATGCACGACCAGCAGCACTGATGAGAAGGCGTCCCTTGAGCGGCCCCTTATTCGGAGCGCGCCAGTAGGTGTTCACGCTCGGGGGAAATGGCAGCATGAGTTTCATACCGCTACCCCGCGCATTTTCAGGAAGGAGATCGCCTGGTCTCTCGCATCTTCTTCACCGGCCACCAGCGAGCGCAGCAACGAAATCGCTTCATCTTCCGCGCCCAGGCTGTTGATGGAGATACCGCGGCACACGCCCGGTAAAAGGGTGATAGCGCCTTTACGCTGAAGGGATCGCAGCACTTCAGTTGCCGCGTTCGGCGATGCTGCGCCCATCAGATCGGCCACTTCCTTTTGCGTCGGCGGGATACCATGCTCTTTATGGAAAGCCACAATCAGGCTCAGTATTTGCTGCTGGCGGGCGGTTAAAATATTCTTTTTCACACTGCCTCCTCAGAGAATGGCCACGATGTCAGCAGCGTTTTCCCTCGTGCTGGCTTTGCTGGAAATGGAGCGGCGGGCGCTGACGTGATGCAGCGTGAAGCCGTGCTGCTCGTAAAGCTCGATAAGCCGTGGCGCCGTCGAGTTGCTGATCACCACCCGCGCGCCGCGCTGATGTGCCGCAACACAGGATTCAGCCAGCGCCACCTGGTCAGCCCATACGAAACCGCCGGCGGCATAGTTCGTGAAACCCGCCGTGCCCGGCAGCGGTTCATACGGTGGATCGCAGTAAACGACATCACCCTCGCCCGCCAGCGACAGCGTGCGGCGGTAACCGGCATTCATGAAAACGCAGTTGGGCGCCACAGCAGCAAAAGCCAGCAGCTCTTTATCCGGGAAGTAGGGATTAGCTTTTTTGCCCCAGCCGACATTGAACTCACCGGCGCGGTTGTAGCGGATTAGCCCGTTGAAGCAGTGCCGGTTCAGGTAGAGAAATGCGGCGGCGCGCTCCGGTCCGGTCATTTGCTGCGCGTTGAATGCCTGGCGAACGGCGAAGTAACCCGGCTCGTCATTCATTTCGGCAAACAACTGGCGCGCCAGCAGCGTTACCTGCTCTGGCAGTACGGCAAGCATCTGATAGAGGTTAATCAGATCCGGATTGGCATCTGCCAGCAGGAATCTCTCGTGCTTATCGGAGTTGAGGAACACTGAACCGCCGCCGACAAATGGCTCAACCAGCCGGGTACCCGCCGGGATGAGGCGATCCAGTTCAGGCATCAGCGAATATTTACCGCCAGCCCATTTGAGGAATGGTCTTTGCCATGCGCGCGGTGCTGCTTTCTCACCTGGCAGAGCAGACGCTATACGCTCACCAATCCAGCGCATTACCGGTACAGCCATAGAGTTGCCGATCGCTTTATAGCGCGGGCCATCTGGACATTCAGCTGCCTCTTTACCACGCCAGGCTATAGATGCGTGATCGTCGGGAAAACCCTGAAGGCGCTCGCATTCAGCTGGCATAAGTCGACGCACCTGCATTTTGCCGAACACAACATTCTCAGCGCCATTATTCCGCCCGATTGTGTGGGCGAATTCCCTGTTAACGTCAGGGTCCTGAGTGCCATGTACAGCAAAGGTTTCAACATCAAAATCGATTCGTTGGCCTTTTGCTGTCAAACATGCAGCGACATCAATACTGCCGCTGGTATTGCCGCCTCCGAACGCGACCACTGGCACGCCTCGCCCGGTACCATCTTCGCTACCATCAAAGCCTTCGCCTTTCAGGGTATGGCTGACGTCACCATTTGCGCATTGGGCAATCAGATGTCCAGCTTGAGCCTGGTTGTCGTCTGCGCCACACGTTCCAACGCCTCGCGCAGTAAGGGCGGCAACTGCCTTCCCCGTGCTTCGGCTCGGCGGAGTATCCCGGCGCACGCCGTCGAACTCAAAAAGTACTTCTGCGGGATCGAACCCTGTTCGAGCACTTGCGACAACGAACACACGCTTGCGTCGTTGGGCCACTCCGAAGTATTGGGCATCTCTGACAATCCAGGCCAGCGCGCGCTGTGGTCCATAAACACAACCACGCTGCGGCCATGCTGCAATGTGATGACCGGCTTTTTTGCTCCAGCGCCAGAACTGGTTACTTTTTCCTGCTGCAGGTCGGTCACCAGGTTCGATTGCCTCATCTTCTCCAGCCAGACCGGCAAGGAAGCAGCCGAAGGCGTTGTCTTTGCTGCTGAGCACGCCGGGGACGTTTTCCCAGACGATAATGGCTTCTTCTTCACCGGCTTCGCGGCGCTTGTCATCGATGGCATCTGCCAGCTCCACATAGGAAAGGGTTAATTGCCCGCGCGCGTCGGCGAGGCCGTTACGTAAACCAGCAATGCTGAAGGCCTGGCACGGCGTACCGCCAACCAGAACATCCGGCGCTTCTACTTCACCAGCGCGCACCGCGGCGGCGATTTTGGTCATATCGCCAAGGTTGGAAACTTCAGGCCAGCGGGCGGCCAGCACGGCTGAAGGGAATTTTTCAATCTCGGCGAACCACGCAGCTTTCCAGCCAAGCGGTGCCCATGCCACTGTTGCGGCTTCGATGCCACTGCATACAGATCCGTATCTCATGAGCGGAACCCCGAGTTTTGCGGCAGCGAGTAATCGACGTTCTGGAATGTCGCTCGGGAAGCTGTGCTGCTGACCCATTCGCCGTTGCGGCGCACCGGGCACCCTGCTTCTTTCCACTTTGTCGCGGCCTGCAGGTAACCGGGAAATTTACTCGGCAGGAAAAGCGTTGTCGGGCGCAGGTATCCCGCCATCTGCAAATCTGCGCTCCACTTCTCGTTGGTGTAATCCACGACAAGCTTCAGCTCTTCAGCGCTGAACCCTTCACCCAGGCGAGCCCGGATGTGTTCCATCGACGTTTTCGACACCTGGTAACGGGATCCGGTTTGCTGGTTCAGGTAAGTCAGAACCTGTTTAGCCTGGTCAGTAACCATCACCGCATCGTCGGGTTGCGCAGCAACCGGACAGAAAGGGTTTTGATTTTTATCTGATGGATCTTGTTTTGAATTTACTGACGGATCCCCCCCAGATTCTGACGGGTGAAAACCGCCTTTTTTGCCAGATTTCGACGCGTCAGATTTTGAGGCGTCAGAATCTGACCCGTCAGATTTTGAGGTGTCAGATTCTGACAGGTGAGAAAAGGCAGCGGCCTGAAGCTTTTGCACGTTGAGCTGATAGACGTTCGACGCGTTACGGTTGCCTTTGCGGCGCTGCTGACGGGAAAGCCAGCCGTCCTGCTCAAGCTTGCCGATCGCCGTGCGCACGGTGCTTTCACCCGCACCAAGCTGGCGGGCAATGGTCTCGATGGAAGGCCAGCACACGCCGTCGTCGTTGCTGTAGTCGGCCAGGCGCGCCATGATGGCAACGCTGGTCAGCTTCATGCCAGCGGCGGCA